ATAATCATACTTCTCGCCAGTAGGTGTTGCTACTATACTCGATAATCCCTCTGCTGTCAAGGCAATAATTACAGTAGTTCCTGCAGCCGCTGAAAAGTCTTGACTCGCTGCTGATATTGTGTTAAACTCTTTGTTCCATCTTAACCATATTCTTGCGTTTGTGTCTGTATTGATTGTTGCATATGCTGGTACTCTCATAGCAGTTACACCAAAATCATCTGCCTTTACTTGATAACTAGGGTCGCCTACTGCAACTCGTATTGTTTCTATCGCCATGTTAGGATAAACTTCATCACCTATCTTCATAAGAAGTGGTACTCGTCTTACAACACCATCTATCTCTGGTGCTGTATTGATAACACCAACACCATTTGTGCATTGTGCAAGTTCTGGTAAAGGTCCGACCATACCAGGCCACTCAAATAAAAAGTCAAGTGGATTGCCTATCTTTGCAACACCTCGTGGTACAGGATTAGATGTTCTCTTTTGTACTGTGCCAGTTTGTGCTATAACTGTGCCGTATGTCAATGTCTCACAAAACTCCCAATCGCCACCAAATCTATCAGGTTCAGTAAACAATATAGGCATAACTATGATACCTGTTTCTGCTGTTCTTAGTTCTACTATTAAATCTGCTAACTTATCTCTTGGCCATGGCCATTGACCATGTTTTTCTATTGCTTCTTCATCTATTGTTATGATTGTTATATCTTGCGATGGCAACTTTTCTTCGTTTGCTAAAAGATAGTCAAAAGATTTAAGTCTTAAAATTTCTTTACCTGAAGGGTCTTGTAAACCAATATATGTCAATACAAATAATGTAATAAAGGCAGTAGTCCAATGAGTTAGTATTTTTCTAATCAAAACCATCTCCAAGGAAGTATTGAATACCCTATCAGATTAAAATACATTTCAATTAGGTACATGGCTACTACAAAGAAAGTTGTTTTAAATATAAATCTGTATGGTTGAGGTAGACTATTTTGCCATCTATTAAATCTACTACCTTGTACCTTTTCTTCCATATTAGTTTTCTGCCATATTATATTTGCCCACCAATTAGCAGATAATAAGTTCTTTAGCATTATAAAAGGCCAAAGTAGTATCAATAATATTTTTCTCATTAATTACCTTGCGTTGTTGATAGTGTACAACCTGCTTGTACTCCGCAAGTCATATCTATGTTATAATCTTGGTCAGTAGAACCAGTTTGTGATAAATCAAAGTCGGTAGAATAACCATCTAAATCAACTCTAGCTGCATGGTCACCTGAACCTGTTTGTGATATATCAACATCATGAGCATAACTACCTGTGCCTAAAGTTAAATCTAAAAAGTGTTCACCTGTACCAGATTGTGTTATATCTACTGCATTATTAGAATTATTTATATCTACAAAAACAGTCTTATCTCCATTGTCAAGTTGTTGCATGGTAATAACATTTGAAGATGAATCTAAATCTAAACTCATATAATGCTCACTTGAAGTTGTGCCATTGTTTCTTTGTTGTAAAGTTAGTGTGTTTGTAGAACCATCAATATCTAACCACAATCTATGGTCGCCTGTGTCAGTTGCATAATCTCCTTGAGAAATATTAAGTGTATTTGTATTGCCTGTTATATCTAATGCAATACCATTATTACCACTATTACCACTTGTCGTTACATTACCTTGGTCTATATTAACAGTATTACTATTACCTGTAATTTGACTATCACTAGACCAATCTGTGCCTATCACAAAATTATTTTCACCTGTTTGCTCAATATTAATTGTATTACCATCACCATCAACATTCATCTTAACACCATTACCTGTTCTTGCCTTATCAGTTGTAATTGTAGATGATTGATTAGTTGTTGGTGTAATATTAACTACTGTTAAAAAGTTTTCGTATGTGTCTGAAATTAAGTTAGCCATTTTTGCTTTATCAAAAGGACTTTCAAATTGATTTATGTCAAAAGTTATATAAGCCGCACCTGTATAACCACTTGGTAATTGATTGCCTGACCAACGCATCCATAAGACTTGACCGTTACCGTTTTTTGCAACCCATGTACCATCACCTGTAAAATATGTACCATAAGGATATACTGCAACATCACTACCATAATCACTATCTGTTATATCAGTATTTGTAGTTGTGATTGTATTTGAGTTATTATTATTTGTACAGTTATAAGCACAACCATTTGTATTACCAACAAGTCCTACTGTACCACCTAATTTGTTTTCTATGAATGCTTCAATAGTTTGGTTATTATTACTAAAGTTTTGATTGTTTTCACCAACTAATACTAAAACGCCACCTGCCTGTACAAAGTTTTGATATCTAGTTTTACCATTACTACCTATACTATTGTTATATTTCATATCCCAAACCACATCATAACTATTAATTAAATTTTCATCTACTGTACCTGTCGTAGATAAGGTAACTGTATAACCATCTGCCTCTAATTGTGCCTTGACGTTTGTATGTGCGTCTGAATAATTACTATGATAGATTAATGCTGTCTTACTAGCAAATGCTGTTGATGAAAACAATAGTATAAAACATACTAAGAATGCCAGTAATAAATTTTCTTTAATTAATTTGCTGAATAGTGATAGCATTTTCTATACCTCCTAACTCAAAATCATATTGTTCAAACTCACTTTGTATTATATTCAATACATATCCATACTCTTTGTCTAATCTTAATTCAATATAAGCACCACTTGCGTCCTCTCTAGCCCAAACCCATTGTGGATCCTCATCTAATATTATAACACCAGTTTCAGGATTCTTACCTAGTAATATACCAGCTGTTGTTTTCTTATCAAATTCTGACCTCATCGCCTTTGCTAATTCTTTATTAATTTGTGCTAAAATATCTGCTAAAAAGTTTTGCTCTAAGAAATCTATATCAAGACCTGTTGCAAATTGACTTTCATCTTCTTCAAGATAATCTACTTCTAAATCATCAAATTGTAAAAAGTCAATATCTAAAGCGTCTGCAACTTCATTTAATCCTTCTTCGTTTTGCATTTGCTCTATTTCAGCAGGTTTAGATATAATCAATAAATTATTAATCATATCTTCATCTAAATCTAAAGTTACAGGTGTCAATGGTCTAGTTGCAACTGTATCAACAACTGTAGCTTGAAATGCTTGATTTAATATAACTTGACCTGCGTCTGACTCTACGCTAATTTCGCCGACAAAACAACTACCATTTGTATCACAACTTGGTAAAAGAATAATTGTAGATGAACCTACTTCATCAATTGTCATTGTGAAATCTGTACCACGAACACCAATTGTTGCTGTTGGTGTTGTTATCTTTACATTTGTTGCTGAGTTTTTAGCAATTTGTCCTGAAGCATATCGTACTGTGCCAAGAGTTGCCTTTAAGGATAGTTTACCTGTTTTGGTATTTGGGTCATAAACAAAATCGTCTATAAGAAGTTTACTATGTTGAGTAACATCAACTCTGGTATCGTCAACAAACTCAATGCCAACTTTACCATTGCCTGTTTTTACAGTATCGTAGGAGAAAATGTCTAAGTCTTTCTCAACTACGATACCTTTTTCACCATCTTGTCTATCAATAGCTGCATTACCTTCGTGTAGTGTTACTTCACCAATAGAAGCAAGACTACTGTTTAGGGGTAAAATCGTAAGGGTTAAGACTATGCACCCAATTATAAAATTTATAAGCCGCATATGTAATCATTCCTGTATATAATATAAATGTAATTAATCCTAAGTCCATATATTAGTCTCTCTGTATTATATCAATGTTGTGGTTGTCGCCACTTGTTGTTAAAGTAATCATGTTATCGTAAATACCTGATTGTGTAATATCTACGTCAGCAATAGAACCTGTATGTGTGTGTATGTAGGTATGACCTGCACTATCACCATCTCCGTCTATATCAACCAAGAAATTATTTGTATCACCATTTACTGATAAAGTAAAGATAACACTAGTACCATCTATTGTAGTAGCAACAACATTACTATCACTACCTGACGCACCTGTTATTGAAACATTAGCACCTGTGGCGTCTGCTGTTTCACCTATGTCAATGTCTAGGTCGTTTGAAGAACCTACCCAAATAACTGACGCTGTAACTGTGGCACATGAACTAACTGTTCCTCCACTATCACATTTAATATCTATGTCGTTACTATTACCAGTTGTACTAAATGTACCTGTATAGTTAGCACCATTGATATCAAAAGTTAATACGTTGGAATTACCAATTTGGTCAATGTTAAAATTAGATGTAGCACCTGTTACAGTTGAAGCTGTAGTACTATTACCTATTGTGTTATTTTGTCCGTCTTGCAACACATCTAAAGTTAATGTTGCTCCCGATTGTGTTACATAGATATCATTTGCCATAACCCATGGCGTTGAAATCATCATCAAAAACATAACTATTTTAGTTATACTTTTCATATTTACTTATTTTCCTTTTCTAAATGTATATTATTTACGCCTTGCATTTTCCATAATTTTTTATTGACACCTTCATATATCATCTGCAACACGGCGTGTTCTATTGTTGTTCTTATAGCATAATTAACTGGTTCGTTTGTAGCGTTTCCTGATTCAAATTCTAACGCTTTTGTACTTAAATCTAAAAATCTGAATACATCGCCACCTTGACTATAACTTGCGATAGTCTTTGTTGCTGAAACAGATAATAATATCTCACCTGTTTGTACTGCAACAAGTCTTAATGAAACTGTTACTTGGTCTGTACGATACTGCTCACTTACACCTATACCAAAATATCTTGCACCAACACCACCACTCATTACATTACTATCATATCCTACAATACCGCCTTCAATAATTAATCCTGCAAAGACTAATGGTTTCAAAACATTACCTGTTTCTGTTTCACCATCGTATAGTTCTCTTGTACTTCTAATCAACTGTCTTTCTTTAACAAGATTGTTTAAACCTTTTCTTTCAACAACTTTAAACCAGTCGCCATCACTTACTGCTTTTAAAGCAGATATAACCCAAACATCAGGACCTTGTGTAACTGCTGTTGACAGTTGCGAAAACTTTGGATTAGGTTTTCTTTGTCCTGTTTGGTCTGTAAATTCATATACAGCAATCGTAATCATTGGTTGATTGCCTAAATCAGGTATCTCTCTTAATTTTTCATATGTAGTTGTTCCTTCAATATATGGTTCTGCAACATTTGAGTATTGATTGGAACCAGTAGAAGCACAACCTGTTAAAAGACATAAAACTCCTGCAACTCTTAAAAATTCATATATGCCCATCTTAAATCCTAAAACTGAAAATCACCTAATGGTACTGACATTGTAGTAACATTACCAGTAGGGTCTGTAATCGTTAATGTAATAATTTCTGTTGAAGTATCTTTAATCCAATAAATTGTAGAACCTTCTACTTCAGCAGTACCACTTGTTGGGCAAGTACCTGTACATGAAGTACCAAACATATTGTCAACTAACTGTTTTGATAAGTTAGCATAAATTCTACTCTCTACATTTTTTATAAACTTAGCAATAGTTGTGTTGTTTTCTGCTCTAAGTGCAGCTGCGGCCGCTGATTTAGCGTCATCAGCAACACCTTTTTTTCTATTGAATTGTAATTGTTCAACAGATAAGACATGGCTAGAATAACCATTCCCGCTAAATGCAGGATTCTTAAAATCGTGTACTAATTCGCTTGCTGTAAGAGTGTTAGGACCCACCAATAACACATAAAAAATTGATACTAACACTACCTTTTGTAGTGTTCTCATGCTTATATTTATAAGAAAAGGTAGTCTATTAGTCCGACAATTACGATGGTAGTTATAAAAAGTGTGCCTATTGCGACAGCACTATTTTTTAAGTGGGTTAGGTATTCTTTTTGTAGTCTCTGATTTATCATTCTGGGCATTTTTTCGTTCATTCTCTTGTATCTCCAATACCGTATTTAATTTTGACCTTAACCTGATAAGGTCATTATCTAACATTCTAATTCTATCAAGTAAACCAATTAAAGCTGTGTTTGCTTCGCCTAATTTCTTTTTAAGATTTTCTGTTGTAAACTTGTATATGAAATATATGAACCAACCCATAGCGATTGCTGCCAATGTAGCGAAACCATATTGGTTGAGTATCTCTATTATTGACATTTAATCTCTCCTGGCGTCCTTTTTTCCGTCTGCTCTAGAGATTCTATCTTCGTCTGGTCTTAATTTTAAAGCGTGAGATATAAGTAAGTCTAATTTTATCATGTCATTATTCATAGTTTTAATTCTGTTATCTAGTGCCATAATAATACCATGAATACTACTTACTTGCCCTACAACAGATTCTAGAATATACTTTAAAATCATATATATAAAAACACCCATAACACCAGAGGCAGCTACAGGTAAACCAAATTCAATTAATATTTCAAAAAACAAATTCATATAAACTATTTATACGCTAAAAAAAAGGGGTGCCGAAACACCCCTTAATCCAGGGATTCACCCCTTAATAATGTAATTTACTTTTTAGTGTATATTGAGTATAAAACCCAAACAGCAACTAAACCAACTAAACCTTGAGCACTAAACCCAGCGATAATTGATTGTACATTACCTATCACACTTATGTCTGGCCAGAATGGCACGTTTTGTCCACTAAATAAAACCTCAAGCACAATACCCAAAGCAATAAGTGAAACACCTACATCTGCTAGAGCAGCTGCCCAGCCTTTTATTTTATTAATAATTTCCATATATAGTCTCCTTTATATGATTTGATATCTCAAACTGTACATGACAATTAGTATTATTTATATTAAAAAGGGGTTAGGACAGAATATCCTAACCCCCATATAAAGAAACAGGTGGAGAGATTAATCCTCTTCTGCTAATTTTGAGAAGTAATCAAGCGTTTCATCACCATCATCCTCACTATCAGCAACCGAAGTAGAAGTATCTACTTGAAAAGAAGTATCTGCTGTTTCGTTTACAACTGGTTCACTAACTGTTGGTGTTGTAGGTGGGTCCATAACATCTTCAGCTGTACCAGTATTTCTAACACCACTTAAAACTTTATCAAGTTTACTTTTCAGTTCATCATAAGATTTAAAGTTTTCGGATGCAAGAAATGGTTTTAGTGGATACTGTTTGTTCCACAATTCTTCAATAGCCTCATCATTATCTTTGACAGTAGATGAACTATCAAATTCTGATTTATCATAATTCCAGTAACCATCAACTTTTCTGATTTTCAGTTTAAAGTTTGCACCTTCCCAGAAATCAAATGGATTGATAGGTTTCTCATCTTCAAATTCAGGTTTCATCGCTTCAGTAATCTTATCAAAGATTTTCTTACCGAATTTAAATAGTTTTACTTGACCTTCGTTTTCAGGATGTTTAGAATCACTAACAACTAAAACATTTGCAATATAAGATAATTTTCTTTTTCTCTTTCTTGCAATTTCTTTATCTGCCTCAACGCCAGAGTTCCACAGTAAACTGTTAGATTCACTTACTGGATCTTTTTTATTAAGTGTTGTTAAACTGTTCTCAATATACCAACCACCAGGTCCTTGAAACGCATGAGACCATAATCTTGCCCATGGCAAATCTTCGTCTTTGACTGCTGGTAAAAATCTTAGTACGGCATAACCATTACCAGATTTATCTAGTTCTGGTTTCCAGAATCTATCATCTTGATATGAGTTTTTTTGTTTTTGAGGTTCGGCAACTTTAGATAGTTCGCCTATTAGTGTGTCTAGATTAGACTTTGACCTTTTAAGGGCCGCAATACTTGTATTCATATATTTCTCCTTGTATGTTTTATCGTATTATTGTATTTGTATGTGTCTGTATTAATCGACATTATTATTTATATGCGAAATAGGTGGGACTATGGATTTACCCACAAGACAGCGACTAGATACCATTTCTAAAAACACCATCAACCAGTTTCACTCTGCCGAGTATGTGATCCATAATTGGTAAGATTACAGACCTGGGTGCAACCCCTAAACTGTCAAGTTCGAACCTCTGGTGAAGCCCTCTTCCTTGCACTATAAAAAGAAAGTAATTAATTTTCTTTTGCATATGTCTTATTATAACAGAAAACTCGACCATTGTCAAGCCCCTATCATAAAATTTATTTAACTTTTTTATCAAGTTCCAATTCCAATGTGCTAAAGTCAGCATCCAATACACTCTTAATTATGACCTGTTTGGTAAGTGGTGTAGCACCATTCTCATTATTGATATATTCAATCTTTTGTAACTTCTTTTCTAACTTCTCTATCTTACTTTCTAGTTCTCGTATTTTCATACCTGATTCCATAAGAGAGTGTTCTGCCGTAAATCTTGCTGCTTCGTCTATCATATTATCTTGCTAATTTTGCCTTTAAAGCCATTCGTTTTTGTTCTTCTATTATTGATTGTCTAATTTTTCTACCCATAGGTATTTTTACAGAGTCAATAATCTTCTTACCTCTTTTACTGATATATTCAACACCAATAACTTTGTCTTTAAAATCACTTTGAACAGACATGGTTGCTTTTTTCAAACTCATCGCTTCTTTTTCTTTTTCATCACCTGCTTCATTCCAAAACTTAAATATTCTCATTTTAGGCATTATAATTCTCTCCTTACTATATGTTTTCTTAATGCTCTTACTAGTTCCTCAATCTTATCTATTACTGATATAAGACTAGGGTCTGTAATGTATTTTGTTTGCTCTTTTAATTTATCGTATTCTTTGAGAGGTATATGAACCATAGGTGATGGTGTTACTTCGTTCTCAAAAGATTTATCTACTGAATTATCGTCTGTCATTTTTTTCCTTTTGTTTATATTTAATATCGCAATTATATGATAGCGTTCTTCTCACTTGGTCTGTGCCGTTGAACGGATAAACTGTATGCACTAAAGTATATGGGAATACATAAAAATCACCAACTTCACCAAAGACAGAATGTTGAGAAACACCTAATGGATGAGAAACACCACCTATAAAAGCAAGTCTTCCGTTTGTTGGATATTCTTCTCTTGAATATTCTTCACCATATGTATCAGGTGTTTTTAAAAATAAAACAGACGATAGACCTATAAGACTAGAAAAACCTGTATGAAAATGAGCAGGATTATATTCGCCAGCTTTCATTTCATTTATCCAACATTGTAATGGTTCTAATTCAAGCGTATGAGGTTTAGAAGATAACTCTGAACCACATTTTATAAGATATTCTCGAAAACATTGTTTAAAAATTTCTTTCATAGGTTCAGTTAATATTTGATTAATTAAATGTTCTTGATTAATTTTACCCACAAGTTGTTTATTAAAAGGTGGTAACTTCTCTAAATGTTCATCATAAGCCTTGTTTATATCATCAATCAACGGTTTAGGCATTGTGAATTTACTAATAGTTTCACCTAACCATAACTGTTCATGGTTTACTACACTTTGTAATTGTTCTACTGGCATTAATTTTGTTTTACTTGGTCAGGTTTAAATAAATTACAATTATATGACATTGTTCTTCTTACTTCTTTCGTACCATTAAACGGATAAACACCATGTAATAATGAATAAGGAAATACAAAAAACTCACCTGGTTTAGCATCCACTACTAGTTGACAAGATGAAAGTGGTGCTTGGTCGCCACCAGTAAATTGTAACCAACCATTAGTTGGTTTATCTTTTTGAGAAGCTTCTATACCATATGTGTCTGGTCTTTTTAACATGAATACTGAAGATAAACCCATATCTGTTAAAGGACTTGAATGAATATGTAAAGGATTATATTCTCCTGCATACATATCATTTATCCATGCGTTTTCTAGTGAACAAATCCAAAGAGGTTTTTGTATTAAGTTTAGATACTTTTTAAAACAATCTAGAAAAATACTTTTCATATCGTTTGTTAAAATATCATTAACTAATTTTTCTTCTTCAATTTTACCAGCAAGCGACTCATTGTGGTCAGGCATTTTACTTTTATCACTATCATATGCTATATTAATATCATCAACTAATTTTATAGGTAACTCAAATTTTGCTACAGTTGTACCTATTATCATACTAGATATTTTTATATCACTTCCTTTTGTTTCAGTCATTATATCTCCTTCAGTTTATCTCTCAAAGATATTTTATATTTTGTAATATTATATGACAAAAAAGGTTTATATCTTTTCATTCTATCAAACAGTTTAGGCCACAATACCTTTTCTGTAATATCTTTGTTTAGTTTTTTTGTAAACTTTAATATGTCGTCTAATATTATTAATGTTTCAAAGTTTATTTTCTTTGACAAAAACATCTTAACAATAGGTGGGTGTTGACCGCCTACTGATAAGAATAGGTCATTAAATTTTATATCTTTTGTTGTCATTCTCTCTATAATATAATCAATATCTTGTTCATAATAATAATGTAAAGATTCTAACTTTTTGCTCCATTGTTTGTAAGTATCGTCACCAGTTTTACCAATGATGTCACCAACCCATATATTAGTATTAGAAACAAAATTGCTAAGGAAGTAATCAATAATAGACTTATCGTTATAAGATTTACTAAGCTTATGAAAGAAGTAGCGATCCCTTCTTTTAGTAAAGGTCGCCAATCTTGCAGTTGTTCTACCGTTGTGTTTATGAAAGTCGTAAGATTGGTTTTTACTTGTGAAGTGGAGTTTGATTGCCAAATAGATTTTATATACTTCAAAACCATTCACTTACTTCGCCGTGTTAAAATACTCTAACATAGTATCAGGATCAGAAACTTCATAAGGATCATCATCTAACCCTAAGTTGTTTAGTCCTGGTTCTTCATTAAAGTGTATTATGTTTTTATTATCAATAAGAGTAGAGTATCTCCAACTTCTCATACCAAACCCTTGAACAGGTTTATTGATTAACATTCCTAAACTTCTTGTAAATGCACCGTCACCATCAGGTATCATTTTAACTTTTTCTATACCTAAGTCTCTTGCCCATGCGTTCATTACAAAGGCGTCATTTACAGATATACAATAAACATCATCAACACCATGTGCTTTAAACTCATCATATCTTTCTTCATATTTTGGTAACTGTTCACCTGAGCAAGTTGGTGTAAATGCACCTGGTAAACCAAACATTACAATTTTTTTATTTTTAAATAGTTCATCTGTTGTTACATCTTTCCATGAACCACCTATGAATGTGCAACCGCCTTTTTCATCGCTGTCACCCACTCTAAATTTAAAAGTATTATCATATAGTGTATTCATCCTGATATTACTCCTACAATCCATAGTGTAGCAAATATTGCTAAACTTATTTCTACTCCTGTCATATATTATTCCTTTCTATATTGGTAGTTTTGCTGTTTTTTCTTTTAACATATTTAAACTTGACGCTTCGTATGCTATCTTTTCTTTAAGTTGTTTATTAATCATAGACTTCGTTGTAGATGGATCTATTTGATTTTCTGTACAATATAAAACAATAGCGTCTATATAATTACATCTTTTTTTTCTTACTATATCTTCAACAATTATAGCAAATTTATTTGGTGTCATTATGCTCATGTGTAATGTAGATAACTTCCTACCATGTATTTTGGTTTTTCAATCGGTTTCATACCTTGATGAACCCAAGGCCATAAAGGTGGAAACATTAGTAAAGACCCTTGCTTACATGGTGACGCCAGGCCTAACTGAGGAAAATTAGTTTCTCCTCTTTCGTTATCATCTAGATATATAAAAAATACTAAAAATCTTTTAGCAGATTCTACATTCATTGAATCGACATGAGGTGCAAATTCATCTTTATCATTTGCTAAGTATCTTTTTAATCTTATTTCTTCGAAGGCATATTGTTGAGGCCATTGTGTTCTATGTATCGCACAATCTTTTCTATACCGATTTACATACTTGCTGTAAAGATTAGACAATTGTGCCACATCTTCTTGATATTCTAAATGTTGATTAAAATTAATTTGTGTGAATGACATAGGTCCTTGGTCATGTGATTCATGATGTTCTTTATTCTTTTCAAACCTATGAATTAAATCTTTGCAATAACTAGGGTCTAAAACGTCTTTATATATTTGTATATAATTATTCATATTATCATTATACTATATTTTTTAATCCTTGTCAAGCCGTGGTGCCAGTTTCTGTTGCAAGGTACTGGCAAACCCCTAACAGCCTAGGCTGCTAATGCAAAGTTATTATTGTTTGCGTTTATAATGAATTTAGAGTCTTCCGACTATCCTCTCCAGTACGATTTCTAATAGCTGTCGATCCTATTTCGCCCCCTTATTCGGTCTATCTAGGATTTGGTGGAGGCGCTGGGTATTGCACCCAGGTCCATACTACTTACTCTCATTACCTTCACAGAGAATCCTGTGGTAATATTAAATTTCCTTCATCATCAAAAAACTTCCAATTCATGCCATACCCTAATATACAAGTCATACTTTGTCCTTCAGGACCGATACCTGGTAATGTCATAAAAAAAGTGCCACTATCTCTTTCAACACTATGACCAAAAGATAATATACCTATAACTTTACCAAAAGGTGCACCACCTTCTCTAACTTCACCAACTAATATTTGTGATTCTTCCATTTGTTTCGCTGAAGTACTAAGTATAAAAGTTGAATCACCACAAAAAACAGGTATTTGCTGTTCGACCATTCCTTGAGTATTATATTGTGGTTTTTTATCTAATGGTTTAGTTGCGTCTGGTGTGCTAGAAAAGACTACGCCAACTGCTTGAGCATGATTGAATGTTAGTGTCATACCAAATATGAAAAGTAACATCACGAATATTGTTGGTAAGTTATCTAATATTTTATATTTAATTGATTTCTTCATTACCTTTGTTAAACTCCTTTATTGCTGTTTTTAATAAAGGCAGGTAATCATCTTTTGATTTTGTAAATGTTTGTACACCACCATCTTC